CAACAGGGTTAAGAGATTCCGCAAACTCCGTAGGTTCTGATACCGTTGATGGTCCGTCTTTAGAACGAACCCGAGCAACAAACATACATCAAATTCCTGTTGTGTTACAGCAAATAAGTATTCCATATCCTTCTGACGTAGACTATATTAATACGGTTCAATTACAACCATTTCATGATGGTACTGTAATAGAAGGTGGTGTTCCTTTTCCAACAATTATGACAGTTGATGTAATATTACTCGAAACACACTCTCCTTTGGAATTTGCAAATTTTGATTTAAGGAAATATCGACAAGGAATATTGGATACATTCTAATGGCTATTAAAACCTCTTCAACAAATAAAAGAAATTCACGATATGTACAAGGTGGTACAACTACAACCTTTCCACTTCGAACAGGTTGGTGGGATCGTCTTGTTATAGTGACAGATGATGACGATTTGTTTATTACAATTAGTAGTCGACAAGATCGTCGGCCTGATATAATTGCAACAGATGTATACGGCAAAGCTGAATTAGCTTGGCTCGTGCTTCAATTTAATAATATTGCTGACCTTAATTTAGAACTACGAGCGGGTACTGAAATTCGCTTACCAACACCTGATAGGGTATTTTTTGATATGCTAAATAGACCTACAGGAGGCGCGCCGAATCGTTCGTCACAATAATAAATAATGTCTGATCCACAAAATATACTAGCAAAATATAGAACATACTCTTACCACCACATTCTCATTGCCTGTGATAATGAAGCGGCGGCTCGGTACATTCGTGAATCAAATCGGTTAAGTGTTTTTCGTGATTTGAATGAAGCGCAGTCAGTTGTAATTACTGACGAAAATAAAGTTATTTCTGTTGATCAGCTTGCTGAGTCAACCGGTAAAATAGAGAAGGTTGGGGTTGGCTCATATGTTGTTATTCTTAATGGTATGATCGACACGGCTTTTGTTATCCGAGACGTCGAGTATTTTACTGCAACGGCAGCTTCAACAGATAAACACGACAAATTTACATCGATTGCGGTAGAGGGTAAAATGACAGTTGAAGAACCGCGTGGCATTCGTTTTATGAATGCACTTAACGGAGCTTGTGATCTTCTTCAGTCCGATCCCACTGGCGTTATTTGGATGCTAAAAACTATTTTTGTTGGTCACGGTATTGATGTTGTAAACAGAACAGAGTTTTCAGATTATATTACTGATCTTCGTCCCTTGGAATTTATGATATATGATGTCACCGGTACCTTTAGCAATACAGGTGGCGTGTATGAAATTTCTTTTGCTGGGGCCAATAATGGAGCTGCACGCTTTCCTCAGTTTAGTCGAGTCGCACAAGACATCACTTTCACACCAACCGATGCAAAGCTTTCAACTTCGATGGCTGAGTTAATCCGTCAAATGAACGATAAATCAGTAAGAAACAGAAATTGTGTTATTGAAGCGTTGAAAAAAGCTTATAGCGATCTCGACACAACAAAATTAGATGAGTTTAGATTAGTTGAATATGCAATTGTTATGGAAGACCCGTATACCGATGACGTATACGAAATTGATGGTTGGACAGATCAGGAAAGGGATCTGGTAACAGGCACAGGTGCCCTTAAATTTGGTATGAAGTCAACAGTTGAACAAGCTATTCGACATATAATGGATCGTTGTAGTCGGGTTCTTAAAGATCGGACTGAAGGTGATGAGGATGGCACAAAATATACTTGGAAAATTCATTCGGAAATTACAATGGTAGGTAAAGGAACTTCTAACCCGCTCGGTAACAGTCCCTTCGAAAAGGATATCATTCAGGTAGTATATCGTGTTCGTCGTCACGCCGAAGTAACTAACCGGGTCGTGGAATTAGTGTTAAATAGAAACGATGACTCACCGGACAAAGTAACATCTCAAGCCATAAAGGATAATTTAATAGAATTTGATTATTTGTTTTCAGGAAAAAATACAGACATAATTAATTTTGATTTAAAAATGGAGATGGGATTAGCGTTTCTTCAAACGATCGCTTCAACAAATACTATTGGCACTGGTACTAATCAAATTGCGGGAACTGAACTTGATAATGCACGATCAATTGCTGCAAACGAAAGTGCTAAAGGAAATCCAGACGTATCTCGAACAAACGCTACCGCTGATGATGTCGAGCCACCAAAACCAGCTGTTCTTATTCGTTCCAAAACTCCCATTTTCCCTTCTACAAACGAAAACAACGTTAGGACAAAAAATATTCGGGGTGCGCAAGACTCAACATTGTACCAATCGATGCTTTCTAAACATGCAGCTCTTGAAAGCGTAGCAGCAATGCTTACCATTCACGGCAATCCATATTTAATGAGTCAGACTAACAAGCGTGGTGCGGACAGAGATCGACGGGCTCCTGTGGATGAAAATGATCCAACAAAACAAGCAACAATAATGCAAAACTGGGATTTTATTCCAGGACTTGTTAAGGTAAATATTTTTATGCCATCAACAAATGATACACCTTCCTCACGGGAGTCTTTTAGTCGAAAACCGTTTTGGTACGACGGGTATTATTACTTGTATGGCATTGATCACAAATTTGATGATGGACAGTTCACTCAAGATTTACATTTGTTGAGTCTACCAAATGAATCTCTTCTCTTAGACAAACAAGAAACAGATATAACAGAATGTGGCATCCCACCTGACGAGAAAGGCAGCACCGAATCGCAAACGAGTGGTGATGAAAAAGAAGCTCCAACAACTTCAAGAGCAAAAGCTGCGAATACAAACGATACATAATGTCATTTTTTACTAGACAAGCACACCTAACACCACAAGAATGGGCCTTCTATGGTATTACCATCGGTATTGTTGTTGACACTAACGATCCACAACAAATGGGAAGGGTACGTGCACAGTGTATTGGTTTAAACGATCCTAGGAACTCTTTAATTACTGATATTCCTTGGGCTCAATATGCGACGCCGTTTGGCGGAACGGTACAGGCGGGCACACGCGGTGAAGACGATACACAAGTTACAGGACCAACTGCTTATGGCATGTGGGCCATTCCAAAAGTTAATTCTCAAGTTCTAATTATGTGCCTTGATGGCAATCCACAGACTCGTGTTTGGGTTGGTTGTCTTCATACGAATTTAGCTACTCATACATTGCCTCATGGTAGATTCTCATATCAAGATAATGAGAATCTTCCATCAGATTCAGAAAAACCAGTTGGACCATTTACAACGTTCGAAGATAATATTGAACCGTTACACACAAATTTAAGAAAAGCATTTGATGCTGACCACGACGGTAGTGAAAATTTTGAATTTCAAACACGGGCTGCAGATTTTCAAGCTGCGGGGTTGGGTTTAGGACAGGCCGAAGTTACGCTATCCGAAGTTGAAGATGATCAAGATACTGCTTCAGAAATAGATATTGAAGGTATAAATTCTGATGGAACACCATTTAAAGGTAGTCGTCAAGGATATCAGACAAGTCAGATCGCTCCCGATCAATTTACAAAACTAACGCCACGAAACTTAGATAATCATGTAACAGCTCTCGTGTCACCAGGATTTCATGCTTTATCAATGGACGATCGACAAGAAAATTGTCGAGTTCGTATTCGAACAACTGGTGGACATCAGATTATTTTTGACGATACAAACGAACGAATTTATTTAGCAACAGCTCGAGGTGAAAATTGGATTGAAATGGATGAACAAGGAAATATCGACATTTATACATCCGGTAAAATTAGTGCTCACGCTGAACAAGATATTAATTTCACGTCAGATCGATCATTCCGAGTGTATGCAAAGGCTGGTATACATTTAAAATCAGATGCTGGTATTCAGATTGACGCTAAAAAAGATATTGAGGTGGACACAACAGAGGCGGTTCGAATCAGAGCTGGTAGTAATATGTATTTCCAAACTTCAAAAACTTTACACGTTAAGTCTGGTGAAGATATTTCGTTAGACGCGACGCGCGGTACTGTAAACGTGAAAGGTGACACACTAAAACTTGAAAGCATAGGTGTTGCACACATCAAATCAGGTGGTGATGTTAATATATTAGCAGCTGGCGGAAATGCTAATATTCAGGGCTCACAAGTTCAGCTCAACGGTGGTACAAGTGCTGAAGCCGCCGGACCGGCAGCCGATGCCGAACCAGATATAGCATTTTATACAAATAGAGTACCAAATCATGAACCATGGGCTCGTTCTGATACACTCGATGATACAACGATTGATACACAGCTAGATGACTATAGAAGTACTAAAGTAGGCATAAGAGGGCGCGTAACAAAAGAAGACGGAACAGGTTCGGAAGAATTAGAAGAGATTACACGCGGCAAAAACTGGCGCAGATAACGCGAAGGTACCTTTGATAAATATGCAGAGGAGTACTAAATGACAGCGAGCAATGGATTATATCGAGGATATTCATCATTTGAATTTGAACAGACAGGTTCGTTCAAAATTAATGACGTCGAATTGATTAAACTTGATTTATTAAATCACATTTTTACTCGTCGCGGTGAGCGTGTAATGATGCCACGTTTTGGCACAAGTATTCCTGATTTAGTTTTTGAACCACTAGATGAGGAAACACTCGAAACACTTGAGTCAGAGTTACGATTGGTAATGGATTATGACCCACGCGTTGAGTTGATTGAGTTAGATATTATAGAAAATGCAGATGGTAATTCCATAACCGCTGGTATTCGTATTCGATGTGTAGAACTTGATGTAGTAGAACTAATGAATTTAAATATAGAATTTGGAACATAAATGAGTAGAATAATTAGCAGAGCAGAGAGTTGGGAGAGAGCCTATGAGGTTTTCCAGCAAGTAAACTTTTCTGCGTTTGATTTCATAACAATCAAAGAAAGCATGATTGAGTACATCAAGTTGTACTTTCCTGAAGACTTTAATGATTATATCGAGTCAAGTGAATTTATTGCTATTCTTGAATTATTTGCATACTCTGCTGAACTTCTTGCTTATCGACTTGACTTAAACGCTCACGAAAACTTCTTGACGACGGCTCAACGAAAAGAGTCTGTCCTTCGTCTTGCAAAACTAATTTCTTATAAGGCTTCAAGAAACATTCCAGCTCGTGGTCTTGCAAAAATACAATCAATACAAACAACAGAATTGATTACAGACGCTAGTGGTGTTAATCTTGCTAATGTTCGTATTCGATGGAACGATAGAAATAATTCTAATTGGAAAGATCAGTTCATTCTAATTATTAATCGAGTACTACAACAACCGTTTGGTTCTGTCTCTCCTGAAGAACGTATCCAAGTAGAAGACGTTGTATTTGAGTTATATGATGTAGATAACATTCCAACAATATCGGGCGTTCAGAGTTTCTCGACACAGGTTTCTGGTCGATCAATTAATATGGAAATCGTTCCACAGGCATTGACTGAGTTTGGACCAGTTGAACGACGTCCCGAACGTAGTCGCCCCACGTCGATCACGCATGCAGCTGATGGTTTAGGTGATGGGTCTGATACGACAGGCTTTATGTTTTTCGTCAAACAAGGCAGACTTAGTCGACAAACATCGTCTTTCGATGGTATTACGCCAAATCAAACTTTCGCTCTTGCTAATGTTGGTATTAATGATACTGATGTTTGGATTAATAATGTCGACTCTGATACTGGTGAAACAGTAACGAAGTGGGAAGAAGTTGATATAACAACTTCCCAAAACATTATATTTAATACGACCGAAACACGTGACAAATTTGAAATTGAAACATTGGATCAAGATGGTGTTCGTGTTATTTTCGGTGACGGGGAATTTGCAACAATTCCTTCTGGTACTTTTGATTTTTGGAATAGAACATCATTAACAGATCCGGTTGTTATTCCACAAAACACAATTCAAGGTCAGGTGGCGACGTTCACATATACAGATGTAAATGGTAATGTCCAAACCGTAACTTTTACGTTCTCGTTGATTAATACTTTACAGAATGCAGCCGCAACAGAAACACTCGACCACATCCGTCGCACCGCTCCTTCCGTATATTATACACAGGATCGAATGGTCAATGCACAAGACTATAATACATTTTTGTTGCAAGATCCATCCATTGCTAAGCTACGAGCAGTTAACAGAACATTTGCTGGTGATTCAAAGTTTATTGCGTGGCACGATCCAAGTGAAACATACGAGAACGTAAAGATTTTTGGTAATGATTTGCTGCTTTATTATAATACAGACGAAGCATCAACAACCGCAAACGTATCAACTTCAGTTGATATAGTAATTGATAGTTTAATTGAGCCTATTCTCTCGACGGCTGATTTTTCGAATATTCTTAACAGTGAAGGTGTTGAGTATTTTGATGTCCGTCGAGAATTTACAGCTGCCGAACGAACAGCAATTGATACAGCATTAACAAGTGCAGTTCTTTCAAGCCCAACTACATATCATTTATTTTATTCAATCGTTGATGATGCATGGGAAATTAAACGTGGTGAAGATGTTAATGGAGATAATCTTGTATTAACAAATCCACCAACGGGTACAGATCCACTTTGGAATCCTCTAAAAGATCCAAATTATGTTCGTGGTGGATCACCTTTAACAGATGCTGGTTCTCCAACAACAGCTGAGTGGGGAGCACAATCACATGGATCACCACAACCTGTTGCATATCCAGATGGATATATTGTTTGGGTTGCTGGCTCGCCACGAAGATATTATGAGGCTGTCGGTGGTTTTGGCTCACCATCCGTTGCTAACAATCCAGCTGGTCCATTAGGATCACCTACTGAATGGGCCGAATATGCTACTGAGGGTATTATTCAGGTAACGTTTGATTCAACAATTGGTTGGACAGTAATATGGAAGACATTTAGATTAGTCGCTGAAAGTCAATCAAGTCGTTTTTGGGATACTAATGACGGTAACCAGATTGTTACATTTGATGCGTTAAATAGTAAACTTGATCGTATCATTATTCTTCAAGCTAACGTAAATCCAGATTATGATACATCCGATGCTTGTGGTGCAAGAAATTGC